CTTATAGGTGTGTCGTCTCCCTTGACACGCAAGCCCTTAGTTTTGAAGCCGCCCGGTAGGTTAGATAGAGTACCAGCATCGACAAGCTGACGAATAAGGCTGGTACCAGACTTAGCAAAAGCACCGATAAGGTGAATAAGGCCAAAAGCGTAGAAGCCAAAGCCCGGAACATACGAGTAGTGTACGAAGTGATTGCGCTTAAGCTTTTTCTTATCATCTGGGTTCCAATTCCGGCGAATAGAAAGGACCGTTTCGGTCTCTTTATCTATGGTAACGACGTATGGCAGCGCGATTTCAAGGTCATTTTCTTCCTCGTCGCGGTATCTCGTTCGGGGTCTTCCGCATCACATGGGTGACGCGTTCAGCGACTTCCAAGCTGGACGCGCCATAAGGCACAACTACGTCTTCCGCAGCCACATACATAGATACCTGACGACCTAGTGACGGGTCGAAATACACCTTCTTGAACGCGTTACCTGCAAGGCCCAACCCCCACAGCATGCGCTCATGTTCGGGGCGATACTCGACCATCACATCGGTCAACTGGTAATTCATGTCTTCTTGGACGCGTGCGGCGGCGTCCTTCTTCTCTGTGGTCTCTTTACCGATAATCTGCGTACGCACCGGCCCTTGGGCTGGGAATGTCTCGCTCATAGTCTCGGCTTGGAACTTAACTACAGCCTCAGACAGCAGTGGGTGATGCACACCACATGCGCCGGGCCAAGGCTCAGTCCGGTCTTCGACCTTCATACCAAGCAGCTCAAGGCCGTCTACGTATGTCTGTATCCAGTCCTTGCGGCTACCAATATCTTCGTCAAACTCACCAAGCAGGTCGCCAGCAAGCTCTGTCAGCACGCTTTCGTCCAAGTCTTCGGCCAAGTTGTCGTTAAAGTCGCCCTCGTCCTCACTCGGGTCAATCTCAATCTCGAGCCCACCAATGTCAATCTCGACACTCTCAGGGTCTTCAATCTCAATCTCAATGTCAGGACCTTCGTCCATCTCCATCATCGGAGACATACCTAGCGGGGCTTGATTAAGCGACTTGTCAATATCCATTTACTTGGCTTTCTTTGTAGCGGCTTTAACCACTGTCTTGGCGATTGATACCGCTGGTGATACCATTGTCGCTACGTCCGCCACACGAACTGCGGTTTCCGCTACGTCCTCAATGATGTCGAGTACGTTTTTCTTCTTCTTTTTCAGTGCGTTAGTTGACGCAATAGCATCCATATACGGTACGCCCGCTGCACGTGCTTCGTTGAAAGCTGTGCGCTGGTCGTCGTTCCACTTGGACCATTGAGTTTTGCCGATTGGGAAAAGTGCCTTGACCATTAATAATACCCCTGATTGCGATTTGACCTAAAGTACACGATATCATCGGGCTCGTCTAGGTTCGTAGTCACGTATCCACCACGCCTGAACCTGTGCAGTGCCATAGACACCGTATCGACATAGTCATCGTTCGAACCTGCGGGAAATTCTGCAACTTCATCAATGACTTCCTCGGCCCAGCGCGTACCCGGTGCCCACACACGACCAGACGCAAATATGTCTGCAACGCCGTTGAGCCTTGAGATTTTATCGTTACCCCGCGTCGGGGTGAAGTCCTGCACTGGTATGCCCATAGACCGCATCTCGTAGATGAGCGGTGCACCTGACGCCTTTTTCTCGATGATGACGCCGTCTGGTTGCCACTCTTTATACTCTTCGACAGCCACACGTTTAAGCTCCGGGAACTCCATGCGGTCCCTGAACGCGTTTAGCAGGATAATATTAGCCTGCGTCTCACCACTGTCGTCAGGGTGGTAGAACACACCCCATGTTGTGCACGCTGAATAGTCGGCACGGCTGGTTTTCTCGAACGCCGTATCCCATACCTGCAGCACAAAGTCACAGCTTGGTGGGTTATCGCTTTCCCACTCACGCCACCACTCGCGCTTCACGATGGCGGCGCTTTCGCTTATTGGGTTCTGCTGATACTGCGCCATCCACTTACTGTTCGGGACGTCGCGCTTAACTTTCTCAAGCTCGCTTAGCTCCCAGAACTCAGGCCACAGCGGGTTGCCGCTGGGTAAAATGGCTGGAAATTCAATGACTTCCCACTCATCAAGGCTGTCGTTAGCAGCTGCATCTTTTAATATCTGCCCGGTCAGGTCGCGCTTCGACCAGCGCGTCATCACAACAATAATGGCACCACCCGGCTGGAGACGCTGACGCGGACCAGATGTATACCACTCATATGCCTTGTCGTAGATATCCGGGTTGACTTCCGCCAGCGCAGCTTCCTGCTCCGAGTGCGGGTCATCAATGATGAGCACGTCAGCACCTTTACCGGTTACCGCACCGCCCACACCGATAGCGAAATAATCACCCCCTTTCGATGTATTCCACCGTCCAGCCGCCTTAGAGTCTGCAGCAAGCTTTAGGTCTGGAAATGTCTCATGGTATACTTCTGTGTCAACCAAGTTACGGACTTTACGTCCGAAGCCTACGGCCAGCTCACCTGTGTGCGAGCACTGGATGATTTTCTTGTGAGGGTTGAGCCCGAGGAACCACGCAGGGAGCAGGTAAGAGGCGAACTCCGACTTAGTGTGTCGCGGTGGCATATTAATAATGAGCCGTTTGCACTCACCACGAGCAACGCGTTCGAAGGCATCTGCCATTTTTGCATGGTGCCTACCTCCTATGAATGTCGGCCAGACCTGTTCCACGAACTTCAGGAACCGCTTACGCGCTAGAGCTTGCGTCTTGAGCTTCTCTAACTTGTCTAACTCAGCCAGCAATACCTCCTGCTCAGCTGCGGACAGCTTGGGCAGTATCTTAGGTATATCTTTGAGTGATATCGTCATTCCGATATCGTCTCTTCCTCATCCTGTACAGGTTCCTGTACAGGTTCGTCGTAAATTTCTTCGAAATCAGCATCGGTGATGCCTAGCTCTTCGTCGAGGTCCATGCCCAGTGGCTTCATATCTATGACGTCTGCGTTCAGCAGGCGCTTGACCCGCTCCGTAATGGCCTTCTCGAGACTTTCTGGTGAGTTATAGTTGACGTTAATCTCACTGCGGTCCGTGAACAGACCCACGTCGCTATGCTTGCCAAGCAGCTCGATAGCCTTGAGCTCGTACTTAATTTCGCCACAATCTGCTATCTCAAGCAGCTTGTTAGTCAGCGCGGTGCGCACTTCGTTCGCATCCATCGCCCGGCCTTGGCCATAAGCACGTAGGAAAGCCGCAGCGCCAAGGGCAGCTGGCAGACTCTTAGTTAACGGGGTGACTTTCTGGTTGTCGATGGCCGCATCTAGCAGTGCAGCTTCCTCTTCGAGGTTCTCTTTCGACGACTCTATCGGGGCACCAAGCTGCTCAAGTAGCTCGGCTGTGTTACCTACGGACGCTAATTTATCCGCAAAACTGTCAAAATCTTCGTCAGACAGGTCAAACGGCACCGGATACTCCGTGCTCGGTTCGACTTTTATAATAGGCATGTACGTAAGCTCCGCTTGTAGGAGGCCGGGGTTGCGCGGCTGTGTAGCAGCCTAGTTGGGGTAAGAAAAGGAAAAAATTAATCTTTGTGCGTCCAACCGCTACGCTCGTACGTCTTCTTCCTGTGGCAGTTAGCGCAGCGTACCTCGCACTTAGCTATCTCGACCTCTATCTTCTTTATGCTGTACCCATGCCGGGTGGCGTCCGATATGGAGAAATACTTGTCGTCGCCTATATGGTCAAACTCAAGCACGACGATGTTCGTCTCACCGCAATCTACGCAGGGGTTGGCCTTGAGGTGGTTGTTTATATACGCACGAATACGGCTCTTGGCTACCTTACTGTTCACTTTTGCCTTGGCGATAACCTTGTCACGATGCTTCGCGTAGTGCCTGCGGCTCGCTTCCCTCTGCTTCTCGCGGTCTTTGAAAGGCATGGTTGGGGTGCATAGCACGAAAAAGGGGTGGTGGAAACTGAGGAAAACCACCACCCCCCTCCATACCAGAAAGGAAATACGCTGACTAGGCGCGGGGGAATAATAAACCGTATACGGTTTACGTGTCAAGGTACCATCGACGGGGGGTCCGCAGATATTAGGCGTCGGGAAACCGGT